GTGAACACGGCCGGAACGATTAGAAAGTTCTCTTTGACCCAATCCCATCTAAGGCCCCTCACATTAGATGCACGCAACCCCGTGTGTGCACCCATAAGGATCAATTCTTGGGCCCAAGCTGGAAACAGCAATAAGAACTCTGCGAGCTGCTCATGTGTCAACCATCGGGCCTGTCCCGCGGTGCTAGGTAGGCTGAAAAACTCAATGTTAGGCATCTCAGCTATCTGTTTGTTCTTCTTGGCGCGACGCAGCATCGCTCTGATGATGACTAAGTGCCTGTTTGCAGTAGACTTATTGAATCCTTTTGCATACTTTGCAATCAGATCTCCGTTAACATCCGTGGCCGGCTTGTCGTCAGATCCGAGTAGCTTTGTTATGTTAGCGATGACAAGCTTGTCCTTGTCTAAGGTCTTTTTGCCTTCTTTGGCCTCGAGCCAATCATCACCAAGTTCTTTCCAAGTCGTATTGTATTCACCCAGCGTCGTTTGACGCCAGACGACAGTCAGCACTTTCCGGGCGAACTCTTCCGCTTGTTTACGGTTGACAGTTTTGCAGCTTTGGCGAGTCCGCGAGACGTACCAGTAAGGACTGCCTGGTCGTTTGTAAACGATTCCGGTCATTTAAGTTTGTCCATTGTTATGCAGTGGCAAAACCCGCCAATAGCCTTATACAGGACGATTAGGAATGCGCTAATCATAGATGTCCCGTTTCTACTGGAGATTGCTGCTGTTGAGCTTCCAGCCGGAATCGGCCTTCGCTGTCCCACAAGCTTGGATTGAACGGGCCGTGACAGGTCGGGCAATACTCATTAGCGGCGTGTTTACTGCCGTCCTGAAATGGTGTGTGTGGCTTAATCATTGTCGCGATGCACCTTTTCAAATATCTTGTAACTCGGCTTGCGTTCCATTGTGGGCCACCCGACAAACGATATTCCACCGCTTGGTTCACGAGTGTAAGCAAAGAAAGCCTTGCAGGCTAGATTATTCAACCCGCACATCGTTTTATGTTCACAAGGACGGCTATCGCCGCGGTTATCGCATGGAGGAGGAGGCTGGGACGCAATAGCGTCGCCTAAGTCCGAATGCTCGCGGGCGACATACGCATCCATGTCCGTTATCGCTTGGACCGTTCTCCGGTCAACGTAGCGCACTATGCGCGCAATCCAAGCGCAAGGCGCCAATAGTTGATCAACCGCCAAGAGATTCGGACGCTCATACAGCCCTCAAAATGCGAATGTGGGAAATTTCTCGAGTGCGTTTAATCCAATCTTGGATGAGCGGCCACAAGTCGGCCGGCGCAGTATCCCAAGTGTGCTCAAGGACTTCATAAGGTGGTGTAGGTAACATTCTAGTGTTCTCCCGGGGGTTTAAACCATTAAGGCGTAGACGCAAACGCCTACGATTGTTGCGAGCTTCAAGGCGGTTAAAAGGGTCATTGTCTCTCTTTACTCCGTTTTGTTAAGTAACACACTACTAGACATCTGAGTCAGAATCAAGGCTGGCGTTGTAGCGAGCCTCCAACCAAACAGCGATTCTGTCGTAGCTAACGCCGTACTGGCGGCTTCTTCGGTAAGCAATACCGTCTATCAAAGCTGTCACGTCATATTCGCCTGGCGTCTTCTCTTGTTGATCTTTGATAGCTTGCTGCAGCTCGAGCCACACACTTTCCTTTAAAGATGCAGTGAAATGCTTGGTCACGTGGACTTTCTCCGTCTATTCACCGGTACTGTTCCCCCGGCTGTGTCGCGATACTTCGTCTCGCTTGATAAACAGTCTACACGTGATAAGTAGGATGTAAAGCAGAATTCTACAATACACTTCTTTTTCGTGACTTAGTTCTCAATTCTTGACATCAACTAAATAAATGTATACATTGTTAAACAAGCTACTTGACGTTCGAATCATTCAACGAAGCATCTAGTAGGCGGATTTGACGTTCTTGACTTTACAGTAGTTGCGTATGTGTCGGATAATGCTGACAAATGTACTGTTAACAAGGGTAGTGACAAGGCCCAATAACGTGGTGTAAAGTCTGGTTTAGTTAACGACCACTAACGAGAAGGAGATTGCAAACGTGCCACTTAAGAACATGACTAAGACTCCCCAAGATCGTATTGAGCGAGCTGTCAAGCGATATTTGCAAGGCGAGCCTGCAAGCAGTCTAGCCAAAGAGTTCAAAGTATCGAGGCCTGGCTTCTACGCGTGGATCAACAAGTATAAAGCCCTCATGGTTGAACAAGCCCGAACATCCAACATGTCGGCCGGGACCATTGACAAGTTCCAAAAGGTAGATCTGACCATTGAGAATCAAGACTTGAAGAAGCAAGTCATGGAGCTGAAAGAGAAGCTGTTCAATCTCATGTTGGACACGAACAGACTGTAGCGCGGACAAAAGAGTGGTGTATTAAATTAGGGCTTATGCGACTTAGCGCTCTATGTTGGTGCAGTGCAACTGTGTTTGACTATTGTCCTTCATCGCTACCGGTTAACCTTACAAAGTGTTTAAGGTTGCGGTCCGGTGTAAAAGGAGTATTAAGACGAATGGCACACAAAGAGCGAACTGTCGATGCTGCGGCTTTCCAGTCAGTAGTATCCGGAGACATATTTGATGGCGGTCACACGTTGACTGAGGCGGATCTAGAGGCGATACGTAAGACTATATTTGAACGGGCTCCGATATCGTTCATGGATACACAAAAGATAGTCATCGAGAATAAAGAGTTAAGAGACGAGCGCGACAGGTTGCGCGGTTGGGTGTCGTTACTTCTCGAGGCTAAGGATGATCACGTCCACGTTCCAATAACAGACAAAGGTGTCGGTTAGTTTACAAACACTAGATCAGTTAACTCTAACAGTGTTGTAGCACAGTATAACACCTTTAAGAGATGGGAATGGTGAACATCAATCCTTCTTGTCTCTCTCCTCGCGCCGGCCGTTGGCCTTGCGCCTCGAGCAACGGGCTGGCCTGGCGATCACGGGCTGCTACTGCTACCCACGCCACTAGGTATTACCCGCAACCAACGCAGACTATTCGCACACTCGTGCGTAACCATATGATCTAATTGATACAACAAAGCCTTAAGAAGGCTGCGTCTAGTTGTCGATTGGTTTCGATTGCAATTATGGTTAAATAAACGACAAACGCGATCGCCGCCCCCACCCCCTAGCGGGACCTGCGACGGTCACGGTATACGCACCCGTAGACGGCGAGGGGTAAAATCGGTATTCCTAATAGCGGGAAAGCCATGAAATGGCGTGTTGTAAAATACACACAATTTACAGATAAGGTGGATTACCTTAAAACCGTCTTTTCGGTATTACTTTCAAAGACTTAGATGACACTAAACAGAGAGTCTACTTTACTCTGTTAATTATCGCCCTTTTGGGGCGTCTTTTATATCAAAGTTAAGTACGAAAGTACTTGACAGTTAAGTAGAAAAGGATTAATCTACTATCATAAGATCCGAACGAAGATTACATCGTAGTGAGGACAAGGCTCCCTTAGGGTCGCTAGACACTAAGTGCATCCTAAGGAGCCGCAGCCGACCGACGCCTGTCGGGTCGGTCTCTTATAGGGATTTCTTTGCTTTTAAATGTAAACTAGACTGTAAAAGGGAAGTATGAATAACACAGAGATTGCTGAAGTTCGCCCTGTCTTTGGTGTCCTGAATCGAGACGCCGATAGCTGGCGGAAGTTCGATGCAAAGATTGAGGCTGCAGCGGATAGAGCTATGATCGGTGTAGATGCTGAGACTGTCCGCCTATTCGTCAAATACAAGGTCGAGATGCCCGCAGACTTCGCTAGGGATACTCGTTGGCGGAAGGATGTTCACTCCCCTGCAAAGCTCCAGGATGAACAGGACAAGGAGCGCTACCTTACAGCGTACCGAGAATCCACTTTGAAGGCCAGAGCCGAAGTGCGGGAAGCAATCCGGGCAACAGATGCCCGGCGAGGCGGTACCATCCACTCAAAGGGCTATAATAACATAACCACTTGACAAGTGTAAAGTATAATGTTAAGATACTAGTATCGATTATGTAGTTCTGTTTAAAAGACGGGCAATAAAGAACTAGCTAACGGTTGATTACCGACTGACGGGCCCGATGGGCCGCTGGAACTAGACAATAATAATGGTCGCCGTGTGGCGTACCTGTAAAGTCCCGTCTATTTTTTTAACACTGTCGGTTCCACGTGAAGCTAACAGACGTATCCCCGCTTATTCCCGCCCAAGATCTCGCTGACAAGCTCGCAGATCAATTCAAGCAACCGAAGACTCGCATAGATCCTTCGGACAGCTTTGACCGTCCTACTGGCGGAAAGGCCACGATCCGCAGTAGTGGGTGGAAAGATTACCCGATAGCGGGAAACTGATTAACCGCCTCCGCCGGGGCTTGGTTTCAACGAAATACCGGCGACAAGCTATGGCTTGTAATTATACGTTCTTTTGACAGGTTAAAGCCTGTAAACCCAACACCCCAAACAAAAGGGATAATGTTATGGCACGACCAAAGAAGAAAGCTTCTCCTGCAGTACTTCCGTATACGCTCGAGCAGCTCAAAGCCATGGTGGCCGAGCTCGAGCCGAAGTCCGAAGTCATCATGCTTCGAGGCGTTCCGGCCGATATGACTGTAGGGATGTCGATTGACAACCTTCCGCCCCACATCGTGGCGGATAAATCCTCACTTCCGCCTCCTGAGGGTCGCTCTGGCGAACCTATATCTTTGCCTGCGAATACTATGATCGTAGGTGACCCCCGGCTCTTGGCCGGCTTCGGTATACAAGCGCAGGCACCCATAGCGCCGAACATCAACCCTTCTACGGGCTTTCTCCACAACCAAGTTGTAACCGCGCCCCGCGGTGGAATGATAAGCCCGCCCCCTTCGAGAAACTTTAGAGGCAGTTAATCTGCAATGTACCTTTCCCGCCCGAAAATCACCCCCGATCATGATTCACAGCTCGCCCGCTCGCCGTCAGTAAAACTGCACCGCGGCAAAGGGAACGTTACGACCGTAATGGCTGCTGACGAGTCTGTCCGCCACCCAGTCACCCAACAGTGGCAGAAGCGTTACCAGAATCAGCAAAGCACCGCTTCGCCGGTTCCCGTCAAAAAGGACAAAGGCTAATGTCTGACTTGTACGATTTCGTTGGCGGTTTGATCCATCACCCCATAGATACTTTGACCGGCAAGCTTGATCCCCCGACAGCTCCCAAGAAGGCTGCATACACTAAGTCAGATGCCTCGACTTCTAACGCCCCAGGCGGCGGAAATGTCGCTGGCGGATCAGTCGGCCGCGACTTTGACAAAAAGATTAACGCGGCTGTAGACGCAGCTTCGTAAAAGTGACTGTCAATTCAAAAGCCGACAAAACAGGCGGCCACACAGTGCATTCAGTGTCGCCGCATGGTGGCCTCGGAACTAAGCAGACGCGGCACGTTCCGGCCTACACGCAAGTTAGTGCCCCGGTTGCTCCGTCTGGTATATCGCAAGCAGGACAGAAGGCTCTAGCGATTCGCTCCAAGAAAATCCTTAGTCCGCTTGCGGACCCTAATCAGAACATCGCAGAGTAATTATGGCCGCCCCTAAATGGACAGTTGATTTCCCCAGTGCAGGCGTCGTAGCCGCTGGTGCAACCACAGCAAGCGTTACTCTCGCTGCAGGCATCGAACTGTTGATGCTTTCCGCTTCGGTAGGTCTGCATTACCGCATGACTATTGGCGCATCGAGCGCAGTTGTCACAGATCCTCTGCTGATGCCCGGCCAAGGGCCACTTGTCGTGAAGCTGAATGCTTCCCAGACGTACACGCTTTCCGCCATTAACGACGTAACGGCCACAGTCGGCGTCCTGTCTTACGTCACGGTCAAGGAAGCGTAAGTCAACGGAATTCTTTGGCTTGTTCGTCTCATAAACAAGCTTATCAAATAAACCCCCGCACTCTTTGCGGATAAGGTCAAAACAATGCATTTACGTATCCCTCTTGGTAAAGGCAGAAGCTTGGTTACTGTCTTTTATTACAGCCACCACGCAAGCAAGTACATGTTTCTCTGCGGCATTAACCGCCAAGTAGAAACCACATGAATGATTTAGTACAGGCGCCCAAGGCGCACCTGTGGCAGAAGGGCAAGTCAGGCAATCCCGCCGGCCGCCCGAAGAATTCTAAAAACGCCATTACGCTTGTAAAGCTACAAGTTGAAGGTGAGAGCCGCGCCCAGATGCAAGGGCGCATGCCTGACGTTATCGCAAAGATAATGGACATGGCACTTAAAGGTGACAAGGAAATGCTCAAACTTGTCTATAAATCGTGGGTTAGCGGCACTGTCGCAAGCGAAGACGACGCCCCCCGCGAAAAAATTCAGATCGTAATAGGTAAGTTGGATCAAATACCGTCCGTCAAAGGACGAACAATAACGGACGGAGAGAGTAACTAAAACATGGCAAACACGAATAAGAGCCTTGGCTCAGGGTTCAGCAATCACAGCGGAAAGGTCAATGACCTTAACGAGTCTGGGTCGAATGAACTCGGAGTTCCTTACGGCCAGGCCCCCGGCCTTGGTCGCGGCAACAAAGAAGTCTCGATGAATGCGCTTCCTTCGAATGCGCGAGTGGTCAAACCGGCCGCATCCAACCTAATGACTGGTATGTCGCAGAACCGCGGCCCCGGCGGAGCTAAGTAAATGACCATTCTCGGACGGACAAGTTTTCAGCGTGTAGTTCAGCAAGTTAATTCTGGGTCGGCTAGCGTTACGCCAGGTGCCGCGACCACGGGCATTACCGTTACTGTCACTATCCCTGTCGCCGGCTCTTTGGTCGGTGATGTGGTCGATGTGTCGGCCCCCGCCGCAATTGGCAATCTCACCATGAGCGGCGAAGTTACCGCAGCCGGAACGGTTACGGTTAAGTTTGCTAACGTAACGGCAGGATCGCTTACCGCTCCTGCCGGCGTCTACAAGGCTGTTACCTATACGTTGTCAGGCGACGTAGCGTAAACGTGTGGCGGAAGCTTTAAGCTTTAACCTCCACGCAGCACAGTTAGAAGTATTTAACGACGAAGCCAGGTTTAAGGTCGTTGTAGCCGGACGAAGATTCGGCAAGACGTATCTCTCTGCAGTTACCCTACTGCTCGAGGCTCTCAAAGAAGAATCGGCCAACGGCCGCAGCCTCTTGGATAAAGAGTGCTACTACATCGCCCCTACCTTCACGCAAGGTAAGGAAATTATGTGGTCACTCTTAAAGTCTCTTGCAAAGACTGAGAGAGAGGGCGGCTTGGTAGCCGCAGCTCATGAGAATACAGCTACTCTGACGTTGGTCAATGGTCGCCGGATTGCTATCAAAGGGGCGGATCGTCCCGATTCCCTCCGCGGCGTAGGCCTCTCGTATTGCGTCATGGACGAGTACGCGATGATGAAGCCGGACGTGTGGGAGAAGATCATTCGCCCAGCACTGTCTGACGTAGCTGGCGGGGCGCTGTTCATCGGTACTCCGGAAGGCAAGAACCATTTTTACGACCTTTATCAAAATGCGATATCCGATAAAGCGGCTTATGAAGATTGGCAAGGATTCAATTATGAGTCTCTTGCTAATCCAACACTCGACCCTAAAGAAATCGCGAACGCTATCGCCGGCATGTCTGTTGCCGCCGCCCGCCAAGAGTTTGGAGCTAGCTTCAATTCTGGAGGCGGAATTCACATTCGAGAAGAGTGGTGGAAATACGGTAAGCGCGAATCCAATACCGGACAGTATTACATCGCCATTGATCTGGCGGGATTTGCGGACTCGGGATCTCTTAAACGCGGTCAGCTCAAGATCCGTGATGAACACTCCATTTGTGTTGCGAAGTGTTCCGAAGACGGGTGGTTCATTGAAGAAATCATCACCGGACAATGGGATGTCAAAGAGACCGCGCTCCGCATTGTTAAAGCTTATCGTGACTTCCGACCTTGCAAACTCGGCATTGAGAAAGGCTCCCTAAAGAACGCTTGCGGACCGTATCTCGAAGACGAGATGAAGCGGCTAAACACGTACTTCCTTGTACACGAGTTAGCACACGGCGGAAACAAGAAAGAAGATCGTATACGGTGGGCCATTCAAGGCCGGCTCGAGAAGGGACGCCTAGTCCTTAACGAAGAAGAGAGCCGCTACGACTTAGCAGAGCCGCACCCAAGCGGACAACCTTGGCAACGCCGGCTGATAGAACAAGGTAATGATTTCCCGTCAACGCTATCTCACGACGACATGCTTGACTCGCTCGCCTACATAGATCAGCTCGCGGATTACTTCCCCAGCGGCGTAGACGCAGTAGAAGAAACACTCGACACGTTTGATTTGCTCGTAGGTTTTTAAGTAGACAACATGGCCGACGATAAAGACCTACAAGAAGATAAACCCGCAACTCGCGCAAATGCAGAGCTTGCTGAGTGGGTTATGGGCAAGGTCAACAGGTGGCGCGAGACTCGCGACTCAAACTACTCCGGAGATTGGTCAAAGTATGACCGAATCTTCCGCGGCAAGTGGGACCCCAGTTTAAAAAACAAGAGCGCAGAGCGCTCGAAGCTGATTACTCCAGCCACGCAGTCGGCAGTTGACCAAACTGTAGCCGAGATGTCAGAGGCAGTATTCGGTCGCGGTGACTGGTTTGATTTGACGGAAGAGGCGCCTGCTGCGCCGGCCCCACATCCGCAAGCAAGTTCACCAGGACAGCCGCCTCCGGCGCAAGGCCCGACTCCGGAGCAACAAGCAAGGGAAGAAGAGGAATTAGTTCGCACTCACTTACTAGACGATTTCGCTAACAGTCGCCTAATCTCGGACGTAATTGCGACGTTCTATAACGGCGCCAAGTTCGGCACAGGTATCTCCAAGCGGCAGATTGACACGAAACTAGACGGTACACAGTATGTGTGTTGGGTTCCCGTCAAGCCTGATGAATTTGTAATCGATACGGCCGCAAAGACGATTGACGAAGCCCTTGGCGGCGCATTCGAGACTATCCGCCCGCTTCACGAGATTAAAGAGAAACAGCAAAGCGGTGCCTATTACGACGAAGAAGTAAGTTCCGCTACTGGCTATTCGTCCACGGACCTTTTGAAAGGTTCGCTGAATGACATGTTGACAATAGATCCGCAAGACGGGATCTACATCACGGAGTATCACGGCAAGGTTCCCACGAACTTGCTTCACGGCAAACCTGAAAACATGGAAGAGTCCGACGAATCGGACATGTTGGATGACGATACGACGACGGATGTGGATGATGATAAGTCTTACACGGAAGCAATTGTCATTATCGCCAATGGCGCTACGCTGCTATCGGCAGAAGAGAACGCGCTAAAGGATCGCGGGTTTATCGCCTATCAGCATCACAGAGATCCAGACTCGTTCTGGGGAATTGGTGTAATCGAAAAGGCGTTTAACTCTCAGTCAGGTTTGGACGGGGAAGTTCGGGCGCGTATGGATGCTTTGGCGCTTCTTACCTATCCGATTGTAGGCATAGACGCCACGCGTATGCCGCGAAACTTAGACATGGCGATTACGCCTGGCAAGATTTACCGCACCAACGGCGAACCCGGCACGATCATTCAACCGATCACATTCGGAGCCCTCAATAACGCATCGTTCCAACAATCAGGAGATATGGAACGTTACGTGCAAGTGGCAACGGGTGCTACCGACCCTGCAAAGCCGGTCAACGGCAACTCTACAGCTTCGGGCCAATCGCAACAGTCATCCGCATTCATTAAGCGCGCAAAGCTTACGATGCAAAGCGTTGACGAGTTCTTGTCTGCCCTTATCCGCAAGTCAATCATTGCTTATAACGCGCTGAATCCGCAGCGCTACCCAAAGATTCCATATTTCACTGTCAACGCAACCATGTCGATCATGGCTCGCGAATTTGAACAGATGCAGATGACTAACTTGTTGGCGATCATCCCGCAACAGTCTCCAGCCTTTCCGATTGTCCTTAAAGGCATTATCGAAAGCTATTCTGGGCCGTCCAAAGACAAGATCATTGATGCCATTGAGCAATCAATGAAGCCAGACCCTGCAGCTATTCAAGCGCAGCAGCACACGCAACAGATCCAGCTACAAACCATGCAAGCGGCCCTAGATAAAGCCCTTGCAGAAGTAGAAGAAGTTAAGAGCCGCGCCGGCTTGAACTCCGCCAAGACACAGACAGAGGGTGTTAAAGGTCGCCTCGCCCCCATGCAGATGCAGATTCAAGCGGCCCAAGCGCAGACGGGCGCAAAGACCGCGGATACGCAAGCTCGCCAGCTCGAGGTAGAGGCGGCAAAAGTGCAGCTAGACCATCACCACCGGGGAATGGATCACTTGCACAAGAAAGTGAGTAACGCCATAGCGTTGCACAAAGTGAATCAACCGAAACAATCTGCTGGTGAAGCTGCTTGAACGAAGAGAATAGACAGTGGTTTGAGGCGATGGAAAATCTATTCGCCACCCCAGGATGGAAGTATTTACTCCTTTACATAACCGACTGCCAATCAGCTATCTCCGATCAGTGGCGGAGCTGCAAGCCGGAAGATTTGAGATTCGTACAAGGCCGATTCGACGGCCTCGATCAGATTAAAACCTTCGAGAATTACATCGGCGTGTTGAAAGACACGGCAACCGAAGAGGCCGATACAGATGTTGGTTAATATTCCGGCTACTCGCAAAGAGGCGCATAGCTTAGGAAGTAACGAATATTGGACCGGCATTCCCTGTAAAAGCGGCCACATAGCATTTAGGACCGTCTGGAGGTCTAATTGCAGAGAATGCGAGCGCGAATCTAAGCTGCGCAGAGCAGATAAGATAGCCGAGTGGCAAAGAGCATATCGCTCTAGGAACACTGAAAAGAGGCGCGCGTATTCTCGCCACGTCGAACAAAAGCTCCCTCTGCCGTCTCATGCTGCTCCTGCGACTTGTGAATGTTGCGGAGGCACTTCCGCTAAAGCACTCTCCCTGGATCATTGCCACAACACCAACTCCTTTCGTGGCTGGTTATGCGAGCGCTGCAACTTGAGCATAGGCGGTTTGGGAGATGACCTAGAAGGCCTCCTGCGAGCAGTTGCATATTTGCAGAAAGGCAGAAATTAATGTCCAGAATGTTATTTGATTTTGAATGTAAGTGTGGCAAGGTTTTTGAAGACCTTATCGACTCACAAGAAAAAACAGCTCCTTGTCCGGATTGCAAGAAGAAAGCTGTAAGACTCATTTCGTCGCCAAGAATAGACTGGTTACATATGGGAATAGATCCTGCGTTTCCCTCCGCGTATGAACGCTGGGCAAATGCAAAAACGAAACACCACCTCACTGATAAGGGAACGATGCACAAAGGAAAGGCCCCAAACCTCCTGATGTACTGAAACGTTTTCCCGGTTAAGGATGATTAAAAATGATGACTGAAGAAGCCGGCTCTACCGGCGCGGCGGATGATTTAGCTGAGTTTGAAGCGGAAGCCTCCGGCCAACCCGTACAGAAGTCCGAGAAGATCCCAGCGAAGTACGCGGGTAAATCTGTCGAAGACATGATTCAGATGCACCAAAATCTAGAGAAGCTTAACGGCCGGCAAGGTCAAGAGCTTGGACAGATGCGGCGAATGGCAGATGAAATCCTGCAACTAAAGAAAGCCACAACCCAAACAAAAGAAGAAGTGCGTCAACCGGTCACTGTTGAATCACTTCTAAATGACCCAGAAAAAGCACTGAGAAGTGCCGTTGACTCAAGCGATTTGGTTCGTCGCACGCAAGCCGCGGAAGATCGCGTCGCGCGCCTAGAATCAAAGATTACGCAAGAGTCCTTTGTCTCTAAGTTCCCGTCATTCGCTGATGACATGCAAGACCCGGAGTTCACTGCGTTTGTTCAAGCAAACCCAGCCCGACAAGTCCTTGGTACTGCCGCAGCGAAAGATGACTACAACGCAGCAGCCGCCTTATGGGCTATGTGGGAAGAGAGAAAAGAGCTAATCGGCACCTCGAAAGACGAATCTAAACCGAAGGCTAAAGTGAAAGTTCAAAGCACAGTCCGTCCGTCTGCAAAGACGGTAGATGTTGCCTCCCGCAATTGGTCACGAGCGAAGCTGATGGAGCTGCGCTTTAAGGTGGCTGACGGAGATCCGGCAGCGGTTGCTAGGTGGAATGACAAAACATTCCAAGAGAACATGCACAAGGCTTACTCGGAAGATAGAGTCAAGTAGACTGTAAAGCGACATCCCTGGGTTATCGGTGACAGTTCTAATTTTTATTCACCTTTAACAAATTAAGAGAGATACATCATGGGTTTAGGCACAGGCCAAATTACTACCACGACTGGCGCAACGTTCGTTCCGCAGTTGTGGTCTGACGACATCGCCGCTCGGTACAAGAAGAACCTTGTATTCGCGAACAACATCACGCAGTGGGATCATTCCGACAAGCCTGGTTCAGTTGTTAACGTTCCGGCCCCTAGCCGCAACGCAGCGACTAACATCTATGGCTCACAAGGCGTTGCGCTGACCTTCACCGCGCCGACCGAATCGAGCTTTACGATTACGATCAACCAGCATTGGGCGACCCCGAAGCAGATTCCTGATATTGCTGAAAAGCAGTTCTTGACCAGCTATCGGAAGTTCATCACGGACGATATTGGTTACAGCCTTGCGGTTGCGATTGATTCGTTCCTGTGGACCACGGCTCGCTTGTACGCTGGCGCGTCTCAGGATGCGGGCGCAGTCATCGCGGGTGACGGCTCCACGATCTGGAATCCGTCTGCGAACACCAACACGGGCAACGCGACTGCACTGACTGATGTCGGTATCCGCAAGATCATCCAAAGCTTGGATGACAACGACGTGCCGGGCACGGAGCGCTTTGTTGCTCTGCCGCCTGTCGAAAAGAATCGCATCCTTGGCAACGGTCGTTTCACGGAACAAGCGTTCGTGGGCGAAGTTGGCATGGCGAATTCGATTCGTACCGGCAAGATCGGCAATCTGTACGGCATGGAAGTGTTTGTCTCGAGCAACAGCCCGACTGTGCTTGCAACCAACGGAACGACTGCGGTTCGTGGTGTTGTGATCGCGCACAAGGATTCGATGTTGCTTGTCAACCAAATCCTGCCTCGCGTGCAGAGTCAGTACAAGCTTGAGTTCTTGTCTGACGTTCTTGTTGCTGATTGCGCCTTCGGCGCCGCAGTGGTCCGCACGGAAGCTACCCCTTCCCTTGATCGCGGTCGCATTGCTTACACGCCTGCTTAATAGCGGTTAGTGTCAGCCCCTTCGAAAGAGGGGGCTGCTTACTAACTACTAATTTTAATTACGTCGAGAATCCGCCCCCTTGGCTACCAAGACTTACTTGCAGCTTGTCAATAAGGTTTTGGTCAACCTGCGGGAAAGCCAAGTAACGGATCTTAGTTCCCCGTATGCCCAGCTTGTGGGCGAGTTCATCAATCAAGCAAAAGAAAAGGTCGAAGATGCGTGGCGCTGGAAGTCACTGTCTTCGACTTTTGCATTTACAACGGTCGCAAATCAAACGGCATACCCGATTAGCGCCGCAGCCGTCGCCCCGGCCGTATCGTCCAGCCTTGGAATCTATCCCACAGGCCGAGAGGAGATCCTAGAGGACGAGGAAGGCAACGTCCAAGTATTCGACGTAACAACCGCTATAACTGGCAGTCTGATGCGCCTAGCTCGGCTCACGCGCGAGAACGAGTTTGCCCTCAACACGTTCCTGGCTACTCAGTCCCAGATTCAATGCAACTTCTTCTCCTACGTCTCAACGACTGCACAAGGGCTATTTACGCTAGTGCAGGCCTCCGAAGGCGGCCGAATCATCAACATACAGATGAAGATTCCGCAGGATGAATTTTCCATAGGTACGGAAATAATCCTAGTCCCGTGGCGGCCTGTTGTCTCTTGGGCAACCTTCTTGGCGCTCGAGGAGCGCGGAGAGGAACTGTCCGAGAAGTCCTCTTTGTACATGGATCGACACAACCAAGAACTACAACGCTCTATTGAGCAAGACACGCTAGGCGAAGAAGCATACGCCCAACTTCGGAACGAGTAAGTGTCCGACCAGCTACAGCCGGTCCCGCTGATCACCCCGGGATTCAAAGGGCTAAATACAGCACAAGCGTCCGTACCAGACCTAGATCCGGGTTGGGCGATTGTTTGCCAAAACTTTATATTTGACGTATCTGGCAGACTTGCTGCTCGCAACGGGTGGACGCAAACCACAGTCACCCCGATAGCCGGCCTACCGGCCATAGCGTCTCAAGGTGAGCTTGCCCTAGCTAATGGCTCGGTGTTCGTAGTCTCTGCAGCAAATAACAAGCTGTACTCAGGCACCACAACGCTGACTGACATCACTGGATCGCTCACGATTACCGGTAATAACTGGCAATGGTTGACATTCAACGGTGCCATCTACGGAGTTCAAGCAGGGCACCCCCTTATATATTGGAACGGCACAGGCAATTTCGCCATCAATGCGGTAACTGGCGGGACAGCCCCAACAGGCGGAACTTGTGGACTGGCGGCATTCGGCCGGCTTTGGGTACTCGACGCTGACAACCAAACGATCCAGTACTCCGCCTTGCTAGATGCAACTCTTTGGAACGGCGTAAGCGCCGGCTCAATCAATCTGGCTACCGTTTGGACAAAAGGTATTGATCAAGTAATCGGCATTGCAGCCGCGGGCAATCTACTTGTTGTATTCGGTACAAAGCAAATCATCCTTTACGCGGACTCTGCCGGATCTGCTCTAGGCATAAACCCTCAAAACTTGTACGTCAAAGATACGATTGAGGGCACCGGCCTTGCAGCTCGAGATACGATCCAATCTACGGGCGAAGGCGACCTAACATTCCTCTCTCCTACCGGCGTGCAATCTCTACAACGCTTGATTACATCTGGCAGAGATAATCCGATAGCTGCGTTAGATATGCAGATCAGGGATTACTTCAACGGCTTCTTTGTTAACGAAAACATCTCTGCCGTTCGGTCGATTTACTCCCCTCAAAATCGATTCTACGTAATCCTGCTACCGGCTACTGGCAGAGCGTTCTGCTACGACACCAGGCAAAGGTTGCAGGACGGCGGTTTGCGGGTTACGGAGTGGCCCGGAATCACTTGGACTAGTCTCCTTAATCAGAAGTCAGGGGCAGTTCTCTTTGGCGAAAAGGGTGTAGTCGGGACTTACGGCGGATATTCAGATAACGAAAGTGCGTTCACGGCTATCTTTGCATCGCCAAACCTGGCGCTAGGTGGACAAGGCGAAAGCAATTTCGAGAATCACACCAAGATCCTGAAGCGCATAAAGGCTGTCCTATTCGGGGGCGGAGCATCAACGGTTACATTCTCTTGGGGCGTCGATTTCCAAGGGTTACCTAACACGCAACAAATTGTACTTAACGGCGGAGTTGCAGAGTACGGCACCGCAGAGTACGGCACCAACGGCAAGTTTAACGTCAATCTTGCTGCTCCTTTGACCGGCGTCGGCTATGCCGAGTACAGCGGAAGTTCCGGTCTAATCATTGTTGGATTCCCCATATCGAACACCGGCCGGTGGATGCAGTTTGGATTTACAGCCCTGATCAACGGCTCACAAGTGGCAATACAACAGTTGGATGCCTTCGTAAAGATTGGCAACATGAGTTAAACAGATGTCGAATTACACACAAGTCACTAATTTTTTATCAAAGGATTCGCTGATATCAGGAAACCCTTTGAAAGCCGTCAAAGGCGCAGACCTGACTACTGAGTTTACAGCAGTGCAGACTGCGGTTAACTCCAAGCTAGATAGCGGCGCTATTTCGGCGGACGGTACAGGTCACGTAACAGTGGCCGCGCCGACTGTAACCGGAGCCGTTCCCGCCGTTACTATTAACGGCAATACTACAGAGCCCGCGTTGACAATAAACTCGTCAATTGCGGCGGGGGCTGCGGTGTTTGTCAGCGGTAGCACTAACCAATCCCTTGTTGTATCCCTGACTAACGTCAGCACAGGAACCGCAGCAACTTCACAATATAGACTTGGTGACGGTACAGCTCTCGCAACGCTCGAACTGCAGAACGTTAATGCTATCTCCACCATAACGGGCGGAGTAAATGGGGGTGCCATCAATGTCGGTGGAACTACGGCAGTTCCGATGCAGCTAGTAACCAACCACATCGTCAGAGCCACGATAGATGGAACGACTGGATTTCTTACATTGAAGTTCCCTCAAGTTACCGGATGGGGGACGCCTACCGGCGCATCTGTTCAGAATAACTTTGCAGGGGGCGCTGCGACACTTGGCACCCTCGGCGCCGCTGTCGCCAAGATCATTACAGATTTAAAAGCTTTCGGCCTGTACGGGACTTGAAGAAATGTCAGTCCCAACATCATCCACCCCCAACGTAGCCTACGCCGTCTCGGCAGGAACATCAGTAGTGCCTTACTTAGTTAATTTAGATACGTTCCTGCATATCCTCGCAAGCGTTGTAGTCATCGTTTCAGGCTTGATTGCCATATGGACCTATGTTCGTAATCGCAACTTGAAGAAGTAGGCCGCAATGGCGGCCGCTTCAAGTCAAAGCGATATTGACGATCTTTACGCTAGCGTAGCAAACACGGGCGACGTAGACCCTAATTCGCCGTTGTTCAAGCGGCAACAAGCCGCGATTAATGCGGCTAATCAAGCCCAAGTGATGGCCTCCTACAACAGCGTAGCGGGGGATTTAAACTCATCCAACTACCTTGGGGCTTTCCAGACAGCAGAGGGGGTTACTCCGCTTAACGTCAATAGCGGCGCATCCGCCCCAGGTCGCAAAAGTGCCTTTAAAGGTGGTAACCAAGGCGCTGCAACTTCGATTGACATAAGTGACTTTAACCCTGTCACCGGTCTACTAGAAAGTCAACAAGGCCTAAACGCTCTAGCTCCCGACAAGCAGTGGACACAAGCTGACGACACGGCATATTACAACGCACTCTTTGACCCTTCGGTTAACAATTCGCACCTCGGGCCAAACCCATCCGGGTTGTGGGGTAACGCATCGAGTGCAACCCAGTACGCAGCCAACAACTATGCAGCGGCTCCGAATGCGGCCCCTAACGTAGCTCAGTATGCCGGCCTACAGCCTCGAGCATCATTCGGAGACAAGTACGGTCCGTTAATAGCGGCAGCAGCTTTGGCTCTGGTTGCCCCTCAAATAGCACCAGCAATGGCCGCAGCGGCAGGGGGTGGGGCAGCAGCTTTAGGCGCCGCGGGCGTAGGGTTCGGCGGCCTGGCTGGAATGATCTCCGGCACGATAGCCGGCAACCCGGTACAAGGCTCTCTGTTAGGGATGCTTGGAGGTCTCGGCTCTGCTGTTACCCCAGCGCTGTCTGCCTCCATAGGATCATCTACAGGGCTAGGAACTACTGCCAGCGGTGCTCTAGCCGGAGGCGCCGTAGGAGCCGGTACGGGGGCTCTGAAGGGCGCTATAAGCGGCCAAGGGGCAGGTCAAGGGGCGCTGCTTGGCGGCGTCTCAGGAGCCATAGGCGGCGGTATAAAGGGTAGCGGTGCAGCCGGTGCCTTGGCTAACCAAACCGGACTTAGTCAACAAGTGTCAAACGGTCTTGTAAGCACTGGTACAGGTGCTTTACAAGGCGCAGTAGGCGGTGCCTTAACAGGTCAAGGGGCTTTGGCTGGCGCTGCCGGCGGAGCTTTGAAAGCTGGCACAGGAGCCGTTACCGGCTCAATCCTTTCCGGCGCAGGAACTATCTTTAATTCTGGCTCTACGGCCATCCAATCCGACAATCAAAACTTAACTAATCCTACGGCACCTGCACATATGAGCGACGAGTTCGGCTATTTTGACGACAACACTGGTGTATCGCCTGATACAGGTCCTCAGTTCGGCTTTGACCCCCAAAATACAGGCGGCCAGTACATGGGTACGGATGTCGGCGGTGCTGGAAACATCGACTATGCATCGTTGCTGCAAGAGTTGCAAAGCAACCCATCTCTGAACGACTACAACAGCCCACTTAATTTCCAAGCTGGCCCCGTTAATGCAAATAGCCCTTCGGGTGGCGGTAGCGGCAACATTCTCGGTTCTCTTGCGAGCTTGCTAGGCGGTTCTGGCGGTGGAACCAGTGCTCTATTGTCGCAACTTCTAGGCCTAGGAGCTTCCGGTATCGGCGGATCTTTACAGTCAAGCGCAGCCAAAGCTGCTGCGGGGACCTTCGCAGGACAAACGGCTTACAGCCCTTACTCGGTACAAGGGAATAACGGATCAACGTCGTTTGACGGGACTAATGT